CCCGCCGCGAACTTACGGCCGGCCGCCTTCTGTGCCTTCGTCGGCCCGGACTTCTTCAGCTTCGCAGCCGAGGCCGCGCCGCCCGCGACGGCCCGCTTATGCTGGGCCGCCTTCTGCTTCTTGGTGCGTCCCACCTGCGTATGCTTCGCGGCCATACCGTCAGGGTAACCAGGACGCTAGGCTTCGCATCATGTCCACCCTGAGCCAGGCGCGTGCCGCCGTGCAAGCGCAGCTCGCGGCCATCATCACCGGGCTCACCGTGTACTCCACGATCCCCGGGACGATCTCCACTCCCGCCGCGATCGTCGCCCCCAGCACTGCCGAGCTGGCCGACTACGAGCAGGTCATGAGCAGCGACCTGGTGCTGTGGTACATCCGGGTGGTCCTGCTCACCGGCATGGTTAACCTGTCCAGCGCCCAGGACGCCATGGATGACCTGCTGTCCACCACCAGCGCCACCTCGGTCACGAAAGGCTTCCGCGCCGACCCGACCCTCGGCGGGAAAGTCGAGTGGGCTGAAGTGAAAACTGCGCAAAGGTACGGGACGGTTACCTATAATGGGGTAGACTATTTGGGTTGTGAATTGTCCATCGAGGTCAGCTGCTAATGGCAAGAATCAAAGGCATGGGTGAGGCATTCGCGAGCTTCGCCAGCGGCGGCCTGGTCAGCCTTGGCCCGGTGAACTGGACGCTGGAGGCCGGCGAGTACATCGTCCCGAAAGACGTGACCCTCTACTACATCGGTGGCCTGGCCAGCGCCTCGGGATGCTTCACCAGCACGTTCAGCTACCAGCTTCCCCCGGCCCCGGGCAAAGACGGCTGGGAGCCACGGGTCAAATGGGACCGCTGACCATCTCCGAACACGGCGCCCCGGGTATTACCGTCTTCTGGCTCGGTCCCCGGACCCATGTGGTCGAAGGTGACGTGAGGATCACGGCGGACTACCTGATCTCCTGCAACGGCGTGACCTATGCAGTCGTCTCCGAGGAGTCAGGCTTCATTCCCATCCCCCGCCTGGAGTGCGCATGAGAATCATGGTGGTCCACCCAGGAGCACAATTTTCTGTTTCTGATTGCTACACCGGCTGGGTTGAGGCCCTGAAAGAGCACGGCCAGACCGTCCAGGAGTACAACCTCGGTGAGCTGCTGCAGTTCTACGACTCCGCGTACCTGCTCACCGGAACCAAGAGCGCCCAGGGCCTGGAGCAGTTCCGCAAGGCCCTGTCTCACGAGCAGGCCATCGAGATGGCCGCCGCCCGCGCGCTCGGCACCGTCCTGCAGTTCGTCCCCGACGTGATCTTCGTGGTCAGCGGCTTCTTCCTCAACCCCCGCATGCTCGACCTGATCCGCTCACGCGGCATCAGGATCGTCATGCTGCACACCGAGTCCCCGTACGAGGATGGCGTCCAGCTGGAGCGCGCCGTCCGCTGCGACATCTCCCTGGTCAACGACCCCACCAACCTGAACTCGTTCAGGAAAGCCAGCACGATCGCGGAGTACATGCCGCACGCCTACCGGCCCTCCCTGCACAAGCCCGGCAAGCCAGTCCCCCAGCTCGAATCGGACTTCGCGTTCGTCGGCACCGGCTACGGGTCCCGGGTGGACTTCTTCGAGGCCATGGACTTCCGCGACCTTGACGTCCTGCTCGCCGGCAACTGGGTCATGCTCGATGACGTCAACGCCGGCTCCATGCTCGGCCCCGGCGGCGGGCGCACCGACTCCCCGCTGCGCAAGTACGTCGCCCACGGGCTGGACGAATGCGTGGACAACGACCAGGCCGTCGAGATCTACCGCTCCACGAAGATGTCGATCAACCTGTACCGGCGCGAGATCAACGCGGACGACAAGTTCGCCACCCAGCAAGGCTGGGCCATGGGCCCCCGCGAGGTAGAGCTGGCCGCCACCGGCACGTTCTTCCTCCGCGACCCACGGCCCGAAGGTGACGAGGTACTGAAGATGCTGCCGAAGTTCGAGGGCCCCGGGGATGCCAGCGAGCAGATGCACTGGTGGCTGGACCACCCCGGCATGGCTGCCGCCCGCGCGAACCTGGCCAGGTCGGTCATCGCGGACCGCACATTCGCCAATCATGCTGCCCGCGTGCTGAGCATGATCGACGCCCTGCCTGCCAGGCTGTAACCTGGCATCAAACCCGTACCGGCGGGCGACCCCCCCATGAGCTAGATGGGCAACTGAGCCACCCGGGTCTCGATACCCGTGGTGGCTCCTTCATGAGTGCCCAGGCTCGCCCGGTAGGCCGCGATGTAGTCGAGCGCGGCCTGGATGATGCGCGGGTCATCCTGAAGGTTGCCGATGCCGATGTTGCATCGCGAGCACAGCAGTCCCCGGACGCACCGGCCACAGGAGCTTTTCCTGACTCCGCAGCAGGTGTGGTCGTGGTCCACATGCCAGCGGCCCTGGCCTCCAGGCTTATCGGTACCGCAGATGGCGCACCGCCCCCCCTGTTTGGTGACCAGCGCGGCAAAGGTGGTCGGCGTGAGGCCGTAGCGGCGCAGATGCCGGTACCAGGTGTGATCGGGATCGCGTCCTCCCACGATCTTCCGGCGTTCCCTGCTCCATTCGGCATGGCAGTCCCGGCAGTAGCCATGTACGCCAGGGAAGGCCGTGCTCGGCTTCATCTTCTTGCATCGAGCACACCGCCGTTCAGTGATGATCTCGCCGGCCGCTTTGTCGCGTTCGTAGCGGGCTCGATCTCGATGCTCCGGGCTGCAGTAAATGGGCTGCGTTCCCGGCTTGACCTCATGAGTGAAGTCTGCGCCGCAGTGGGCGCAAGGTCTAGTCCTCGTATTCACATGACAAGGATACACGGAGACCGCCGGGCCATAGCGCCGGTAACCCTTAGTAAAGGAGTGATTACTGGTGGCTAGGATTCATGGAAGGAACGGCATTGCTTACATTTCGGCTACGAACGGTGCCGCAGCGTCACCCATGACCTTCCTCACCGACTGGTCGGTGAACTTCGTCACCGACAAGGTGGACGTCACCGCCATGGGTGACCCCAACCACATCTACGTGGTGGGCCTGCCCGACGCCTCCGGTGACTTCTCCGGGTGGTACGACGACGCGACCCTGCAGACGTATACGGCTGCGGTCGATGGGCTGTCGAGGAACTACTACCTCTACCCAAATACTAATAAAACAACGAACTATTTCTTTGGGACTATCTTCCCAGACTATGCCGTCACAGGCGGGGTAACTGCTGGCGTAGCGATCAAGGTCACCTGGAGCCCTGCCTCACAGATCCAGCGCGTGGGCTGACTGACCTGCGGAAACTCCTCGGTCGGAGCAGGTTACTTTTACAAAGCTGTTCGGCGTAGTAGGACTCCCAAAAATTATGGTATGATTTACTCATGCCATACCAGCCAGTGCCCCGCAAGCCCTGTGAGGTCTGCGGCGTTAACCAGATTCCGGCCACCTCAAAAACTGGCGTGTGCCATAAGACCCTGGAGTGCAGGCGCGAGTACCGTCGCCGGGTAGAGGCGGTGACGCCCACCTACACCCCGGCGAACCGTGTCCCATGCGATGTGTGCAAGCGGCTCATCCCGGCGCGCACCACGACCGGCGTGTGTCAGGCCACCAAAGAGTGCAAGCGTGAATACGTACGCCGCTTCCATCTAAAGCATCCCCTGTGGCAGGCCTATCAGGGCATCCGTACGCGCTGCCTGCGGGAGAACCACCAGAGCTACGAGAACTACGGGGCCCGGGGCATCAAGCTCTACGGGCCATGGGTGGACGACTTTGCCGCCTTCGAAACCTGGATGGATGAGAATCTTGGGCCGCGCCCGGAGGGCATGACGCTCGACCGGAAGGACAATGATGGGAATTACGAGCCGGGCAACCTGCAGTGGGCTACGCCGGTTGATCAGTGGCACAACTCCCGCCACGTGCCGTCACCGATCAACCGCCTGCGCCAGCAGCTTCGCGACAACGGGATCGAGCCCTGCTGCTAGAGCGCGCCGACCAGGAACAGCACCACGATGATGATGAGCACCACGACCACGATCCCGCCGATTCCATACCTCATGTCCTGATGGTCGCACGCTTATGATCTAGGCATGCCCATCCGCCCGCTTCAGGGAGCCTGACATGGCGAGTCTCGCCTGGAAGTTCACCCTCACCCTCCCGGAGCTGGCCCGCGTCCTGGAGCTGAATGAGGCGACGGCGCGCACGGCGGGTGAGGACTGCCGGATCGCGTCGGTGGAGGTGTACTCGACGGACGCCATCCAGCGGAAGTTCGGGCTGGATGACCAGGAGCTGCTGGCGAAGTTCCGCGAGCTGAAAGCAGCGAAGCCCCGGCCGTGAGACCGGGGCTTCGCGCAGCCTGCTCCTGCAGAGGGATTACAGGTTACTTCAGTCCCGCCAGGAACGCGTTCCATACGGCGGGGGTGAAGGAGAGCACGGGGGCATCTTCGCGCTTGTCCTTGGAGTCACGGACATGCACGTTCCCGCAGCCGTCCGCCATCTCGACGCAGTGGCCGTTGCTCCCGCTGTGGCTGGACTTGCGGAACGCCATCTCGACGCAGGCGCCGTTGGGGTTGCTGTGGCCGGACTTGCGGAAGACGGCCTCATGCACCTCGACGCAGTTGCCGTTGTGCGCACTGTAGCTGGACTTACGCCACATTTTCCGCTCCTTACTTCCCGTAGTTAGCAACACAGAATATACATCACGGGAGATGGTGCCCTGCCCCTGGCTCGCGGTATGCTTCCCGGGCGGTGTGGAGCAGTTCGGTAGCTCGC